GGTGTATTGACGAACTACACGCATTGACAGACCGATTTCCTTGTCGCTTGCACGACCAGCAAAGTGAACACCCTCTGGCAACTCAAGGTCGGCTACTGCTAGAGTAAACGCATTGCGGTGCATGATGATGTTTTGTGGGGAAACAGTACCAGAGCTATTAAAGAAGCTAACAGCAGCAGTTGCTGAAGTAGAAGGGATAGATACGTTCTGGAACTGACCAGCAGTAATAACCGCAGGGCTTACGTTAACAGTAATCGTGCTACCTGAACCACTAACAGCAGTATTAACAACAAAGTTGCGTAGCTTGTTTGAACCATAAGCCTGACGATTTTGTGGGTTAACTGCATAAACGCCAGCGATTGTGAATGTATCGCCTTGGTTTAATGAAACACCATTGGTCAATGTCAAAGTGATGTTTGAGCTTGATGCCCAACCACTTGTCAAGAAACCAGTAGCAGTTGTAGTTGCTACAGTAGCTGTACCAGCAAAAGAACCGAATGTATGTGCTACAACGTTCTGATCCATCTTCCAGTTCATACCAGCAGAGTCACGACCCATCAAGCCTTTACGATACTGTTCACCAATAGCTTCTTGTGGCACAAATAGGCCTTTCAAGCTGTCAACGATAGTAGCGGAAGTAAACGGCTCAACGATACATGATCTACGACCATCACGAGGTGCGCCTTCAGAATCAAGGTAAGCAGCAGCAGTCAGGTAAGTAATCAAACCTGTTGGGGGTGTACCAGCAGTACCTACGATGTTGTAAGTATTGTTAGCAGCTTGCAATGTACCATCACGATCAATTTTGTTCGCAATAGCGGCAACAGCAGGCTTCAATACACGATCAGAGAACATATCCAAAGACAATGCCAAATCTTGTGTTGTGAACTGTGTGTCAACGTGGAACTGTGTTGACAAAGTTACAGGCACAGAAGTTTCATTGAAATCTTCTACGTTCAGGGCTGGCCCTGTAGTTCCAATAAAGCGTCCAGGTTTCATTCTGTTACTTTCAGTCTTTCGACTTACTGACCATTTTCATGGCGGTGCAACTTCTTCGAATCGCACTCTAGGACTTCTTTAGTTATATCCTAGTTCAGACTATCGCATCCCTTTCGGGGCTTCTCACTTAGTCGTTCAGGCTGCTTTCGCTTGCCCCTTGTTACCCACTTCTGGGACTCCAAGTCAATCAGAGAAACTTTTTCGTCCGCACACCTAACTCTTTTTACGGACGTTTACTGTGTTACCGATCTTACCACCTCAAATATAAGATCCACAGTAAAAACTGAGGCAGGCTTTATACCACAGCGAATTGATCGTCATAGTTACGATCTACTTCTGATGTAAATGTTAATTCGTTTTCTAAGACCATCAACGCTTCGTTAGTGATCTTGGAAATGGTTAGCAAATTATTTGCCATGATTTATTTCCTTTATTAAATATTGGGTATATCAGCGTATCCGTTTAGCCTGTCTTGCAGCTTTCCATTGGGCATAAGTCCCATGAAATGCTCCATTGCCATCAATAAGAACGTCTGAAGTTCCTTTTCCGGCAGTTAAAGGCTTAATCGGTGCTGGTGCTTTACTACGAGCAACAGTTTCGCTTTTCTCAATAGGAGCTTCTTTACGCTCGAATTGAACTTCCAATTTCCCTAATTCCTTGAGTGCTTTATTAGTCGGCATTGCTGCCAATTTACTAGCGTAATCATCATCTGATGCTAGGTGATATAGGATTTGTGGGCCTACATCTGATTCTAGAATTGCATCTCGTACTTCATCTCGTACTTGCACGTTGCTAGAAGCTACCATATCGTCAAAGTCAGGAATATCAGCTTTAGCAGCTTCGAGTTTTGCAGACCACGACTTGATTACTTCGTTTCTCTGTTCATCTACCTTGCGTTGCTGTTCTTGTATATCACGCTGTTCTAATGCCTTTTCTGCGCTCCATTCGGCTAATGCTTCAGCGTATTCAAAAGCATCATTAAACTGCGATGCTTGTGGTTTTTCGATGACAGGATCAACTTTTTGGGTTGCAGGGGTTTGTCTGCTCTCAAGTTCTTGTAAACGTGCTTCTAAACTTGCTTTATCTGCCTCTGCTTGTTTGGCTCGTTTTGTAAGTTCTGAAAATCGTTTTTCAAGTTTGGGATTTTGTTTAGGCTTGTCTGTTACTTCCGCTTCCTGCTCTGCCTCTGGTTCACTCTCAGCTTGTGCCTCAACTGCTGGCTCTGAATCAGGAGTTTCCTCGACTGCTTCAGCCGCAACAGGGGCTTCCTCACTAGCTAAACCAAGTTTATTAGCAGTCCATTCCGCTAAATTATCGCTTGTTACGACATTATCTGCCGTTCTTACATTTGCTTCTGACATGGATAACTCCAAGAATTAACCCAATGAACCCATTGGTAGGAAAATCATTTATAACATAAATGTCGCTTTTTTACAACATTAAATTGCTCGTTCAACCGCTTCAGCGTTAGCTTCATTAAATTCAGTTTTGTTTAAATGAGCAAGAACTAAGGCTAATTGCGCTTTCATTTGCTCAATTTCTAATTGAGTCTGAGTCTTGATAACTGTGTCATGCGCTGTAGTATCTGTACGCATCTGAGTATCTTCACGCTTAACTTGCAGGCGCATCTTCTCACGCTCTGTTTCAGCTTCTTGTACTTGTTGTTGAACAGTAGCACGATATTTCTTATCCATTTCTTCGGCTTGAATCTGCTGTTGAAGCTGTTGAATTTGTTGTTTAGCGTTAGCCAACTGCATCTGTACTTGTGGTGGAATAGGTGATTTATCGTCAATTTGTGCCATAGGATTGGCTGCTGCAAGTCTGTCTGCAATGACTTCTGCGCCTGGGAAGTCCATGTTACGGAAGATAAGATCACCAGCAGTTTGCATCAATGTAGGATCAGCACCTAATAATCCCATCATAGAATCAACTGCTTCTTGACGTTTAGAGTTGTAACCAGGGCCTGTTTCCATTACTACGTCATATTCGCCTACAGTTACGTCATTTAAGACTTTAGACACGCCTTGCTCGTCTTGACCTTGCTCGTTAATAGTAACCATCTCAGGCTTGCCATCATCGCCAATAATACGCATTACACGCTGTCTATCGTAGATTTTAGGAATTAGATCAAGAATGATACGACCTGTATGACGGATTGATCGAGTCAGATTGTCATAATAGTGAAAGTTAGTCATATCAGCTTGAGCTTGCTGACCTTGCAATGACTTGCCTGATTGCATACCTTGTGGCAACTGACCAGGATCAAAAATACCTACAACTGCTTGTAAGTCTTGATTCATGCCTTGCAATGCAGTCATTACGCCTGCTGGTGGTGGCTCTGGCTGTAATCTTGTAGGAGCTGGAGCAATCCGACCTTCAATGTCTGTCTGTTTGTAACGTAATACAGGCATAGCTTTAATGTTAGCCATTGCCCATTCGTTCTCGTGACCTTCATCTTGACCTTCAGCAAGCAACCATTTAGCTTTAGGAGCTAATGCTACAGTTTCAGTCAATGCTGTTGACCAATAGTTGTACATACGCTGTGGGTCTTTAGCCATACGCACTAGACCAAACTTCTTATGCTTATCGTCAACTCTTACTTCTTGACCATATACCGGAACAATAGGAATAAACTTGCCAGCCCATTCGCCTTCTTCAAGGATTTGCATAGCAGTTAGCTTGCACCATTTAATCTTTTTGCGCCAGGTATCACGCTTATCAATCACAGTAATACCAGCAGCAGCCAATGCTTCTTTGCTTGGCATTTCATCGCTATAGCCTGTTGTGCCGTCTGAAAGCTGAATAATCATTGCTTTCTCACGTTCAGTATAGAAATACTCAGCTATGCGTATATCTTCCTTTGTGACCCATTCCGACTCCGTATCGCCCGTTCCTCTACTGGAAAATCCTTGAGTGTCCTCTGCATTTGGATACATTTTCTTGAACACGGCTTTACTGACAACTGTTGTAACAAGGCACTTTTCAGCATCTGAGCCGTCAGGTTCAACGCTATTAGGGTCAAAATAAACGCTAAAAGGATTCTCAATACGCTTAATGTAGATTTCTTGGTCAAAGCTGTCATCCCTTACATAGTCTGTAGTAACACGCCAATAGCCCCAACCCATCTTTACGCAATACTCAAACGCATGATCGTAGGCTTGATCTGCATCACTTTGATTCTCAATATGACGAGTAATGCCTGTAATGATCTCAGCTACTTTAGCATCTGATTCATTGTTCATGCCATGCACTTTGATGCGTGGGCGTTGTTGACGTTGTTGATTGCAAATTTGACGGATATAAGCATCTACCTTATTAATCGTTAAGCAAGGTCTAGCTTCTAATACTCGGCTATTTTGCACATCTACAGGCCATTGATCGCCAGCAGCAAATCTCACATCATCTAATGCTTCAGCACGATTGTTGCTATCAGAATCGTTACAAAGCCTTAAAAATTGTTTGGCTTCTTCAATTCTGCCGTCTGATTGTGAGTCTGCAACGCTATCGTATGCCATAGGTATTCCTTAGTATTTGGCTGATTTTAAGCCAACTGTATCATTTTTACTACACATTTTAGCCCATCCATGAACTTGGTAGGTTATAAGTTGACTTTTGTTTGGGTGCTTTTCTAGGCTCGTTAACCATTAATCCAATGTAACGGAAGGCATCTGCA